GCAAAATTAAAAACTTTAGTATATGATGAACCAATTAAGAAGAATGCTGGTTTAGATATCTATTTTGAACCAATTAAAAATCATGATTATGTAATTACGGTTGATGTGGCTCGTGGCGTGGGTATTGATTACTCTGCATTTGTAATTACAGATATCACGACATTTCCACATAAGGTGATTGGAAAATATAAAAACAACGAAATCAAACCGATGTTGTTTCCAAGTATTATCGTAGATATTGCAAAGGCATATAATAGTGCATTTATATTATGCGAGGTCAATGATATAGGTGATCAGGTTGCAAGTATTATTCAATATGATTTGGAGTATGATAATCTTTTATTGTGTTCGATGAGAGGTCGTGCTGGTCAAATTGTAGGTCAAGGATTCTCAGGTAAAAAAACACAGTTAGGTGTCAAGATGTCCAAAACTGTGAAAAAAGTTGGTTGTTCTAATTTAAAAACTTTGATTGAAGATGAGAAGTTATTGTTTAACGACTATGATATTATATCTGAACTCACAACTTTTATACAAAAGAGTAATTCATTTGAAGCAGAGGAGGGATGTAATGACGATCTTGCAATGTGCCTTGTAATATACGCATGGTTAGTTGCACAAGATTACTTCAAAGAACTGACTGATCAAGATGTAAGAAAGAGAATCTATGAAGATCAGAGAGATCAGATCGAACAAGACATGTCACCTTTTGGTTTTATTGTAGATGGAACAGAGGATGAAAGTTTTGTGGATAAAGATGGGGATCGATGGTATCTTGATGAGTATGGTGATAAAGGTGGTGGCATGGATATGGATTACATGTGGAACTACAGATGAATATTGAAGATCAGTTTGGATTAGAACATTTACTCTTTGAACAGAGAAAATGCAAAATTTGTGGCGAGACAAAAGAGTTAATTAACGATTTTTATAAAACAAGAAAAGATCGAGGAAACGTACCATCAGCATATGCTTATGAGTGTAAAAGATGTTCAATTAAAAGAGTTATAGATAAGAGAAAGAAAAAGGAGATAATTGAAATTTATCCTGATTGGTAGTGTTTTCGTCTTGTTTCCCCATTTAGAGAGGTAGCAATTCATAAATAAATTTAGTAAAACAACGTGGAACTTCGGAGAAAAACATGGCTGGCATAGGTTTAGTATCTCCAGGCGTTAAGGTCAGGGAAGTTGATCTTACGGTTGGTAGAATTGACTCCATAAGTGATCAGACAGGTGCAATAGTAGGCCCCTTTGAAAGAGGCCCTGTACTAGAACCTTTGCTTATTGAGAATGAGCAAGATCTGATTGATCTTTTTGGAAAACCATCACTTAATGATAGACAGTACGAATATTGGTACAGTGCATCAAACTACCTTCAGTATGGTGGTGTATTAAGAGTCGTTAGAGCTGACGGTGCAAAATTAAATAACGCAAACGTTGGTGCAGTAGGTGTTGCATCAACATCAAGTCTTAAAATAAAATCTTTTGATGATTATCAAAATAATTTTGAGGATAACACTTCATACAGATTAGCTGCAAGAAACCCAGGCAGTTATGCAAACGGATTAAAGGTTGCATATATTGACGGTGCTGCAGATCAAATACTTACATATGATCCAGATTTTTCTGGTGCTGAGGGTGGTAATGTTACTGGTAAAGTGCAAGTTGGTTTTGCAGTAACTCAAGCGATCAGCGGATCATTTGTAGGGGTTGGAACAACTGGTGAATTAGATGGATATTTACAAGGTGTTATCACTGGTGTTGGAAATAGCACGATTGATGTTAAAGTTGTAAATCGTGTTTCTGCTGGTGGAACAATCTTCCCTGTAAATTATACAGAAAATGGAAAGTTTCAATTCAGTGTTGGTACTGCTGTAACAACAGTAAATGGTGGTATTCTCCCTGCAACTGGTATTCAAATATCAAATAGTAGTTCAACAATTGCAAATCCATCAGCTGGAATTCAAACTGCATTAACAGTTACAACAGTTGCAGACTGGTATGATAGTCAGTTCATTCAATTAAAGAATGGTGCATTAGCATGGAAAGAGATCGCTGAAAAACCAGGCACAAGTGGATACGCTGCTGCAAGAAACAGTAAGAATGATGAACTTCATGTTGTTGTAATTGATGATTCTGGAAAAATTACAGGAACACAGGGAGCTATTCTTGAAAAGTTTGCTTTCCTATCAAAAGCAGATGACGCAGTTAATTCCTTTGGTGCTGCGATTTATTATAAAGACTTTATCTCTGAAAACTCAGACAACATTTTTGTTGGAATTTCAACAGGTAATGGATCAATCGCATCTGGTATTCAAACCGTATTTACTCCTACATCAGCAGTAACTAATCTTTGGAGTCAAGATACACAAGATGTAACCTTCAACTTTGGTGGTAACATACTTTATGAACTACAGGGTGGTAAAGATTATTCTGGTGTAAGCACAGAAAATGGTTATTCTTGTTCTCTCGGTTCAATAATGGGTGGTTATGAAATTTTTGAAAATGAAGCAGAATACTCAATTAACTTCCTACTTCAAGGCCCAGGCATTGTAGGTAACGAACAGGAATCACAAGCAAAAGCAAACAAATTAATTGCGATTGCAGAACAGAGAAAGGATTGTCTTGCAGTCATTTCTCCAAATAGAGAGACTGTTGTAAATGTAACAAGTGCTGCTACACAAACAGATAACGTAATTCGATTCTATGATCCAATTACATCATCATCCTTCGCAGTATTTGATTCTGGTTACAAGTATCAATTCGATAGATTTAATAACAAGTTCCAGTTTATGCCATTAAATGGTGACATTGCTGGATTAATGGCAAGAACATCTGAGGAACAATTCCCTTGGTTCTCACCTGCTGGCCCTCAAAGAGGAAACATACTTAACACAGTTAAGTTAGCATATAATCCAAATAAAGTACAAAGAGATGCTTTATATGTGAAGAGAATTAACCCAGTAATCTTCTCACCTGGCGGTGGATTCTTACTCTTTGGTGATAAGACTGGACTTGCATTTGCATCTGCATTTGACAGAATTAACGTTCGTCGTCTGTTCTTAAATCTAGAAGCGAGAATCGAAATCGCTGCAAGAACTCAACTCTTTGAGTTTAACGATGAAATTACGAGAGCAAACTTCCGTAATATTGTTGAACCATTCCTTCGTGGAGTTCAAGCAAAGAGAGGTTTATCAGACTTCTTAGTCGTTTGTGATGAAACAAACAACACACCTGATGTGATTGATGCGAATGAATTCAAGGCAGATATCTTTATCAAGCCTGCTCGTTCTATTAACTTCATCGGTCTTACATTCGTTGCGACTAGAACAGGCGTTAGCTTCTCTGAAGTCGTTGGTCGAGTTTAATTAAATCCCCACTAAATAACCAAAGGAGTTAAAAAAGAAAATGGCAACATTTAATCAAAGAAACATAACTGAGTTTCGATCAAGATTGACTGGTGGTGGTGCAAGAGCTAATTTATTTGAAATTGAGATTGCTTTTCCAGATGACTTAGGAATAGACTTTAATCTGGTAACAGATAAAGTCCCATTCCTTGTGAAGGCAGCTGAGATACCAGCATCAAACTTGGGTAATATTCCAGTTCCATACAGAGGTCGTGTTCTTCCTGTCGCTGGAGATCGCACCTTTGATCCTTGGACAGTGACCATCATCAATGACACAGATTTCCAAATCAGAGATGCAATGGAGAAATGGAGTAATTCAATTAATGATTTACAGACAGCTCAAGGTACAATCAATCCAGAAGTTTATCAAAAATCTGCATTAGTAAAACAGTTAAGTAGAGAGGGTGCTAACCCAGGCGATCCAGAAAAGATTTTAAGAACATATAACTTTGAAGGAATTTATCCTAATACAGTTAGTTCTATTCCTCTTGATTTTGGAGCAACTGATCAAATTGAAGAATTCCAAGTTACATTTAACTACCTATTCTATGAGGTAGTTTCACCACTAGGAAATTTCTAGGTTGATTATTAACGCAGTTTAGGATATAATATAAATACCAGTAAAGGTATAATTATACAATGGCACAACTTTTTGGTTTCTCAATTGACGATTCTTACAAGAAACCGTCGGAAACAGTAGTCTCACCAGTCCCCAAAAATAATGAGGACGGTGCAGACTACTTTTTGTCGTCTGGATTTTATGGACAATATCTTGATGTAGAGGGCGTATTTAAAACAGAATATGATTTAATTCGTAGATATCGTGAGATGGCATTGCATCCCGAAGTTGATGCTGCAATAGAAGATATATTAATTGAAGCTATAGTTGCAGATCAAAATGATTCGCCAGTGCAAATTGATCTTGAAAATTTACAAGTAGGGCCTCAGATTAAAGATCTCATTCGTAACGAATTTCAGTATATCAAAGAAATGCTGGATTTTGATAAGAAGGCACATGAAATATTTCGTAATTGGTATGTAGATGGGAGAATATACTATCATAAAGTTATAGATTTAGAGAGACCAGAAGAAGGAATTAAAGAACTTAGATATATTGATGCACTTAAAATTAAATATGTAAGAGAACAAAAGAAAAAAGG